TGTACACCGTACATACGTACGCCCTGCGGAATACGACAATGTTCCTGAAATCGTAAACGGACCTATTGTCCCGATTCTTATAAATGTTGCTATTGGATTAGCGCTAACAGCAGTCAGCATTTTGTTGGCACCAAAAGCACCAGCGCTAGAAACACCCGCCAAAATTCGCGGTAAAAAGCTTGCGGACCAGATTGGCCCAACCCGCTTCAATCAAACTACCAGCTTCGATAACATCAGCGCCCTTGCTGAATACGGGCAACCGATCCCGATCCCCTTTGGCAAGCGGGGCACTGGAGCTGATGGCGCCCTGACCGGCGGTTTGATTCTTGCGCCTGCATTGGTGTGGAGCCGCATCTACAGCTACGGCAGCTACCAAGCGTTTGAAGGTATCTACGTTGCTGGCGAGTATGGCAGTGACGCCCCCGAGCTTGGCGGCATCCGCGTTGGCACCACAGCGCTGAACAGTCTTGGCAACCGCGATTTTGCTGTTTACTGGTCCTCCCAGCTCGGTGAAAATCGCCCTACACCCAGCCGGCGCATTGCTGGTACAGATCAGGGTGGCGCCAGCGGCACCGTTGGTCGCCAAGTATTTACTGCCCCCACCGAGGACGGACAGTTCAGCCAAGGATTTTCCATGGCTTACACCCCGCAAGCGGATACCTCGTTTGGAACAGCCGAGCCAATCCACAACGGCACAGCCTTCCGCTTCAACTGGGAAATCATTTCGGCGCCGTACGCATCAACAGAAGGTTCCGACAACAAAGATGCACGTCTAGAAACCCAAGCCCGCCGCCGCAAGATCGCTGGTGCCGACGCTGATGTTCTGCATCGCTACGCCGATCAACCCAAAGAGGACATTCCGCAGGTCGGTATGCCAGGTGTGGGACGTGCCTACTCCCGCCGCATGGGTTTTGTTGCCCACAACGGCACAACCTACGACAACCGCACAATCGTGCCAGTGTCAGAAAATGACACGCTGGTATTTGAAATCAACGGCACCAACTGGAAAGAATTCAATCAATCAGACTTCAAAGACACAGAAGTAAACGTCAAAGATCTAAAAGCATCTGCTGATTCGTGGCGAGCCCGTGCATCTGATTTGCTAGCAATCGGCTCCAAGTGGATCATCGGCTCTTCTGTTTGGGTCGTAGAAAGTCGCAGTCCTGATACTTGGAAAAAAGGTGTTACACAGCAAATCACATTCCGCTGCACTGCAATTACAGGTGTTGCCACCGTAGGCATCCCTGGCACACGCACCGTCCGCGAACCACTCGGCGGTTACGAAGGCAGCCTTTTCAACCCCAACAAACATTGCGGCGCAGCTTTCTTCAACATCTGCCGTCTGCACATGGCGAGCATCCGCCCTGTGCGACGTGATGCCCAAGTCATTGAAATTGGACTCCGCAGCCAAGTCTGGAACCGCGCCAACGGCTTGTGCAACTTCAACGCAATTCCTACTCCTTTCAAGCTGCACCAGCTCGACAAGCAGGACATAACGCTTACAACGCCTCGAATGGATAAGTACTTCGAGCGCACATCGTGTTTCTCTATTTGGGTGCGTCCTGTTCAGGTGTACGGTCAAGCCCAGCAGCCTTGGCGCAGAATGCCGCAAGTTTTCTGCATTACTGGTAGTGCACCAGTCGATCAGTACAACTACATCCGCATTCGTCCTCGCCAAGTCGGCTACTACGAATACCGCTTCATTCCACGCACTGGATCGGACATTGCAATTAACAGTATCGACACAAACAGAGTTATCCGTTTAAACGCGAATACTGGCGGCATTTTGGGAATAGATTTGGAGACAGACTACGGCGGTTTTAGGGTCACAACTAACGGCGATGACACTATAACTATTGCCGACATACGCCTAAACGACGAACTTGTAACGGACCCAAAAGAAGACAGCATAGTAACCACCACTCAAACCACGCTCCCAACAGCACTATCCCAATACGACCAAAGCTCGAACAACGGCAGTATCCAACAAGTTGTTAATGCTTGGCTTACAGCAGTTTTAGGTTTAGCGAAAGATAACGCTGGTAAATCAGTAAGTGCCACATTAAGAAAAGATAAGCCTGGTGTAGGTCAGATTGTATTTACTGTGACCGCAGATTCAGTTGCAGGTACTCTTGGAATTGACTACGGACCCGTGTATCGGGATCTTAATAACAATAGTCCTTACATATGGAAAAACGTTCGCTACTCCATTGTTTCTGCGAATGGCACATGGAACACTTCGCACGCTTTCACTATTGAAATACCAGTAAGCAACAGATTTGCTAACTACGGTGGTTACTCAGTTGTTTCCGTAGCATGGCAGGTTTCCGCAGTCCAAGCTGTATCCACCGTAAACACCTCTACCGTCAGCAGCGCTGAGCGCGTCTTTGAAGAAAACTCACAGGTTTCAGACTGCAGTCACTACCTGGAACTGACCAAATCAAACGAAAGTGGGCCAGAGCATCAGATCGTTTACGTCAACGAGTGCCTTTCGAACGAAACACTCGCCGAGTACTACGGCATGTCCACACTGGGATTTACTGTTAAATCCAGCGGTCAACTGGGCGGCATCGGTCAAATACGCGCTTGGGTTCCAACCGGCATCAGCGTTTACCGTTTGATCGAGCAAGACAACAAGCCCAGCAACCTCTTCGCCGATCTCGTCTACTACTTACTCACCAGCAAAAGCCAAGGTGTCGGCAACGTCGTCCCAACAGAGCTGATCGACGTCGAATCACTCACCACAACCGCCCAATACCTACGCGCCAACAAGATCTTCTTTGATGGCGTGGTGGAAGACAGCGACAGCCTGCGCTCGTTCCTTTACGACAACGCAGCGCTGCAGCTCTGCAACTTCACCATCAAAAACGGCCGTTTCGGCATGATGCCGGCGCTGCCTTACGACAGCGGCTACCAGATCAGCACCACGCCCATCGCTATCGAGCAGATCTTCACCTCGGGCAACATTATCCAAGACAGCCTGCAGGTCCAGTACATCGACGCCGCCCAACGCGCCAACTTCCGCGCCTTGGTTACCTGGCGCGTCACCGTCGAAAACGATTTGCCGACACAAGCCTCCGCTTTGGTCGACTGGGCCGACATCCCCGAAGGTAGCCGCTCCACTACCCAGCAAACCTTTGATCTGACTGACTTCTGCACCAACCGTGCCCAAGCCTTGAAGACCGCGCGGTTCCTGCTGAGCATCCGCCGCCGCGTCACTCACACCGTCAGCTTCAAGACCGTACCCGATGCCCTCGGCATCCAACCCGGTTCCTACATCCGCGTCATCACCGAAGCCACCACCTACAGCGCCACCAACAACGGCGGCATCACTGACGCTGGGACCTTGGTCAGTGTTACTTCCATCGCCAACGGCAGTTACGACGCCCTGATCTACAACCCCACCACGAGTGCTGTAACCGAGCAACGCATCACGATCCAGAACAACGCCGTCACAGATTCCGCCCTACGCGGCTGCCTTTTCACCCTGCTCAGCCTGCAAACCAGCGCCTCCATCTACCAGGTGGAGCAGCTGACACTCGACGAGGACGGCCTCGTCAACATCAGCGCTGTGGAAGTACCTGTCGATGCCACTGGCGTTAGCATTGTGGCTAAGGACGTTCTGACCGACGCAAACTTCCGGGTGCTGGAGTAATGGCTTTTCCGACACTGACGCCAACCAGCCGCGAGTTCAGCCCTGGTGCATGGCCTATCAAAAATTACAACTCCCAATCCGGCGCCGAGATCCGAATTTTGTACGGATCTCAACGTACCAACGCCAAGCTCGGCCTTAGCTACGAAAACGTAACTGACGCAAATGCCCAGCTCTTTGTCGACGACTTCAACTCAAACATCGGCACACTTCGTACTTTTACGCTTCCCTCCGCTACACGAAACGGCTGGAACGGCAGCGCGGCAACTTTGGATGCGCCGCCTGGCACAAAATGGCGCTACGAAAGCGAGCCACAAATCCGCTCAGTGAGACCCGGCCGTAGCAGCGTTACAGTGAATCTGGTGGCGGTGATCTAATGGCCAAGGTTTATACCGGACGCGACGGTCGCCTACTGATCGACGGCACCGAACAAATCAAGGTCAGCAACTGGACCTTGACCGGCTCTCTTGAAGTGCTGGAAACCACCACGCTTGGCGAATCCCAACGCAGCTACGTGCCAGGCGTCCAAGAATTCAACGGCAGCGCCACGCTTCTGTATTACAAAGACGATGCAGGCCGCAACGACGCCGCCACGGCTCTGAAGAAAGTGCTGCGCGTTGATGGTGTAGCTAGCAGCGATACGGTCACAATGCGCTTACGTCTAGTAGATGGTAACAGCAACAGCGATGTACAACTAACGACTTACATTACAAGCGTGAGCTTTGGTACCAGCGTCGGTGAAGTTAGTTCTGCTCAGATCAGCTTCCAAAGTACGGGCGCACTTACAGCGGTAACAATCTGATGGGCATCTATCTAGGCAACATCGGCAGCATAGAAATAGCTAGAAAAGGCAGCGAAAGCGATCTCTATAGTGTCGTCAATCCAAGCGATGTAAACATAGCACGTAATAGGTTTAGCTTTGACTTTGATGAGGGCACGCTTATTAGTGGTGATTTTGTAGAGCTAACGACGACTAATGATACAAATCTAGATTTTATTACTAGCGCAGGCTGGAGCAACGCAACCGTACAGTCCAGCGGTAATTGGTACATATTCATTGATGAACTCGGCGGCATTAAACTGTACGACAGCTTTGATACAAGTCTAGAAGGTAGCGCAGCTGGCTTGATAACACTAGTCCCTATAACGCGTGATATACCTATTCGGGTTAAAGTCCGAGGCCGTGAAACACGCTTGATGGCTGCGATAACCGAGTACGAACTCAACACTAACAGAGAGACTGTTGACACAACTACTTTGAGCGATAGCTATCGGCAACAGTACAGTAGTCTAATCAGTGGTTCAGGTCGCTTGACCGCTCAATGGGATTACGTAAACGAAGCGGGGGAAGAGCCGGTGAACTATCTAATGCAGTTAGTGTTGCGTACCGAAATAGGCTCAAGCTTT